AATAAAAATGAGATTATGCTTAAGCAATCCCGTGGAATGTGTTTTAGATAAAGGAATTAAATATATTGTAGAAAGAATTGTAAATGAAAAATAATTTAATGAAAGCAAGTTTATGCAAATTAGGAGAAGTTCAATGGTGTTAAATTTAAAATCAATATTAATAATTAATAAAGTTTAAAAAAAGTTGTTGTGTAGATAAGAGGTTGTTGTATAGATAAGGTGTGCCACTTCCTCTCCAAATGAGGCACGAGAGGCACACCAATCAAATTCTTTTCACCTCCCCCTAAGAAATTAGGGGGTTATTTCTTAAAACAATACATTTATAAACCCTGTTTACATAAGTTTACTATGGTTGACACAAAACAAATAAGGGTTGGAAAGGAAGAATATCAAAAATTAAAAGAACATAAAGTTCATCCAAACCAATCATTTAGTGAAGTGATTAAAAATCTAATAAATAAAAAGGAGGAAAAGAAAAAATGAGTGTTCAAATATACAACATATTGTATAAGCTAAAACAAATTTATACAAGATATGTAAAGAGAGAATATTTAGATTTAACAGGAACTAAGATTGCTTAGTTCCTTTTTTTTAAAAAATGAATCCATTACAAACAAATAGATATACAGAAAAAAAGAGGAACAAAATAATTATAATTATTGTTTCAATACTTTTATTAATCTGTATTGTTTATATTTTAATCTTTGATATTAAACCAAAAATAGAATCAAGATATTATGGAAGAGGATATTTTGATGGACAATTAAATATTATCCAAACAATAAATAGTGCAGGAGAAATTCCTGTTGTTAGTGGTGAGGGAAATAATACAATAGTTGATTGGATAACTATTCAGGAGATATGTAGAAGATGATCCCTCAACCTTATGAAAAAAACTTTTGTAACTCTGCAGGGATAATAGACTGTATTTATTATGGAAAAGATGGTTGCCCTAAAACTTGCAGTTATGCTTTAAATATGAAAAGAGAAGAAGAACCAGTTAGAATAAAATCAGGCATTGAAAGATTTTTAAATAAATTTGGAGTGAATTATAAAACTAACATTCAATAAATTACTTTATTTATTGAAGGGCAGGAGGGGCTTGGATCACCTCTTTATCCTCTCCTGTTTTAAAATAAAATGAGAGATGATAATAAAATGTTCAAAAGTGCATGGTGTAAATGTTGTAGAAAAATTGTTAAATTCAGACAACATGAAGATTATAAAGATAGATGGGTATGCACAACTCAAGGTTGTTATAATTGGGAAAGGAAAAAGGATTTAAAGGAAGAACCAAAAAATAGAATGTGGGTGTAGGAAGGTTTATAAATTGAGATTGATTAAAATATTGGGAGATGATATGGAAATGGAAACGGAAACAATGAGGGAAAGGGTTGAACGGCTAAGGATTAAAGCTGATATACTTCTTAAAAAAAACAAGAAGAGTTTTGTTAAAGATATTTATGGAAATTATTATTTTTGTTATATTGTTTTTAATGGTGAAGAGAAACTATATATTGAAAATTTTAAAGGACATAGATTTGAAGAAGGGAGAAAGAAAGAAGAGATTTATTGGGTTGATGTTATTGATGTTAATGAGTATGTAAATAAGGAGGGAGAAAAATAATGGTTAAGTGTCCAAGATGTAATAATATATTTTCTATTGGTTCGTTTATATGTCCAAGAAAAGTTTCAATAACAAAGAAAGATAAAATTGCAAACCTCTCTAAACATCTTAAAAAAAATGATAATAGGGCGAATAGATATATTCAAATTTCTAAGCTTATTCAAAAAGAATTTTTAGATAAAGAAATAACAAGCAAAGCCATAATGCAAATGATGGGGTGGGCAGATCATTCTGATGGAGATGTTACATTAACTTTTCTAGATGCTTTAATCTGTAATGGAAGTTTAGAAAAAATAAGGCATAAAAAAAGGGAGGGGGGGCATATATATAAGAGAATTGAAAGAGAAACCTGTCCTTACTTTAAAAATGGAAAATGTAATTGTCCTTTGAATCTATATAAACATTTAGAGGAGGAATAGGTTGATGAAAAAATCAGTAATTAAAGAAATTTCAGATGAACTTAAAGCAGATTATAGAAAGAAATATCCTAAAAAAATAGAGAAAAAACCAAAAGAAGAAGTTGGTGAAATAACAAAACCATCATATGAATATATGAAATACTTGGGAGATAAAAATTTATTTAATATGATATGTGAAAAAGAATTTGATAAGAAAATAGTTGGAGAAATTCCTTCAAGGAAAGTTATATTTTTATGTGCTTGTGGTAGATTAGTTATTAATTCTCAAGTTGCTTCTTATAATTTATTAGTAAATGATGAAGCTGGAACAGGAAAAGATTATGTTGCAAAGAATGTTTTGAAGATTATACCTAAAGAAGATTATATTCACAGAACAAGAATAAGTCCAGCAGTTTTCACATATTGGCACAACCCTAAATTTGAGCCAGAATGGAGTTGGGATGGAAAAGTATTTTATCCAGAAGATATATCAGAAACAGTATTAAATTCTGATGTGTTTAAGGTTATGTGTTCTGATGGTTCAAATGCTACAATGGTTATTAAACAAAGGGCAATTGATATTGAAATTAAAGGCAAACCTGTTATGATCACAACAACTGCTTCTGCTGTTCCAAATCCAGAATTAATTAGACGATTTGTTATATTAAATTTAGATAGCACAGAAAACCAAACTAAACTTATTATGGAAAGACATTCTAAATATAAAGCAGAAGGAATTGTTCCAGAATATAATCCTTTTATAAAAAAATCACTAGAATATTTAAAAAGATGGAAAGTAAAAGTTCCTTTTGCTTCATTTATACATAACTATTTTCCAACAAAGAATATTATAATGAGAACACATTATCCAAGGTTTCTAGACTTTATTTGTGCTTCAACGGCACTATATCAATATCAAAGAGAGAAAAAAGGAGAATTTCTTATAGCAACACCACAAGATTATGATATCGCACGGGAGTGTTTTTTAAAGTTATGTTCTAATAAATATATGGTTCCTTTAACAATAAATCAAAGAAGAATTATGGAGTGTTTTGAGAAAGATATTAGTTTATATGGATCTGTTACACAATTGCATGCAGATTATATGAATTTTTTATCAATTCCTGCATTACAAACAAATTTAGGTTTATTAGCTAAATATGGGATGTTGGAAACAAGAAAAGAAATTTTTGGTTGGAAAGAATTGGAGATTTATTCACTATCAAAAAACTATAATCCTAATGAAAAATTAGATATCCCAACCTTCAATCAAATTGTAAAAATACAAGAAAAAATGATAAATAAATCAAAAGGAGGTGTTAAAGTTATTTAAGTAGTTAAAGTTATTTAAGTAGTTAAAGTTATTTAAATTATTATGTAAAATGAAACACATTTACACATAAAAAATCAAAAGTGTTAATATTTAAGGGTACTTTAATCACTTAAACAACTTAAACAACTTTAACAACTATTGACAAAAAACACCTTCATTTCCTATGGAAAACTAAAAAATGCCAATAAAATCAAAAATATGTAAAGGTTGTGGAGCTTCATTTGTTCCAGAGAAAAAGAACCAAGAATATTGTAATGAATGCTTAAAAAAGATTGAAAAGGAACAAGAAAATGAAAATTAAACAAATAACATATACAAAAAAGTTTAATTTAGGTAATTATGAAACCCAAGACATCCAATTAACAGCAGAACTAGATGAGAATGAGAATGTTGATGTAGCTTTCTTAAAACTAAAGAAAAAGATTATAGAGTTAGGAGAATCAAAATTAACTGATTGTAAGGAGGTAACAAGTGATATGGTATTTAAAGAAATAAATCCTGATATTTGGACTTATGAAAAAGATGGAGATTTCATTGAAGGAATACTTGTTAAATCTGAATCTGATGTTGGAGCAAATAAGTCTAACATTTATACCCTGGAAACAGAGCCAAGTAATTTTATTGGTATTTGGGGTTCAACAATCTTAGATCAAAGAATGTCTTTAGTTAAGATTGGTGATAAAGTTAGAATAACTTATAAAGGATTAGGAGAAAAGAAAGCAGGAAAAAACCCTGCAAAAATCTTCAAAGTTGAAGTAGATCAACCTGAAGAACCTAAATCAACAGAATAGCCAGGTAAACACACAAACAACCCTCAGAACCAATATAAACGATTCTGAGGGCATTTTATACTCATCAGCACTGATGAGTAGGGTAAGCTGATGGGAAAAGAGAATAACAAGCAACAATCATTTCATCCCTGCTCATCAACCAAATAAAACACAAAACATATAAAAAATGTTAAAAAAATACAAAATAGTTGAAGTAGAATGGTTGGATGCTCAATCTGGATTCTCAAGTCCTTTAACTTTGGAAGAATTAGAAAGAGAAGAACCAGTTCATACTTTTTCAGTTGGTTATCTTTTAAAGGAAGATAAGGATAAAGTTATTTTAGGATTTATGATGTGGGGAGAAGAGGATTGGTTTAAACATTGGCAATTAATTCCAAGAGGAATGATTAAAAATATAAAGGAGGTGAAAAAATGAAATATAATTTACTAAATAAATTAACTGGACAATCAATAGAAGGAATAGTAATCTCTGATGTTGCTAAAGAAGATTTTATGCAATTAATGAATTGGGAAGAAGATGATTGGAAAGCTAATACAAAGGAGATTGCACAAAAGAGTTAAAATGACAGAAAAAATAGTAAAAGTAACATGGCTTGATGCACAAAGATTAGAATTAGGATGTTATCAAAAAGAAGAACTACCAGATTTAGAACCAATTGAAGGAGAGATAGTTGGATTTAAAGTTCACGAAGATAAAAAAAGAATAGTGATTGCTCAAGAGAGATGGGAATTAGGTGGATGTAAGTATGTTCATGTTATTCCAAAATGTTCAATAATTAAAATAGTTAATTTAAAAGAACAACATAAAAGAACAGAAAAAGGTCAAAATGGATATAAATAAAACAATAAAAGAAATGAAAGAGAAAGGACAAATTTATGTAAGTGATAAAGGAGAGATTAACCTTACTGAGAAAGGGTTAAAGGAGGGAACGGAATTAGCAAAAGACAGTCCAGAATACATGAGACAAGTCGCAAAGAAGTTTAAACAAAATCCAACAGATAAAGAAACAGTAAACATAAAGGATTTAAAAGATGAGATTGAGGAAGTAGATAATACAAAGTTAAGCATTTATGAAAGAATGAATATACCAGAGAATGATGACCTTAAGAATTATCAGTTGTTTTGTAAATTAACTGAAAAGAATCCCGAGATAGATTCTGATATGATATTTAAACTAATGAAAGAAGCGAAATATTTTGAGATTCCAAATAACTTAAATCTTTTATTATTAAATACAAAAAATCCAGTTAGGAAAGTAAGATTTCCCCATTACCTTTGTTTCTTAGATTTTAACATTGTTGTTTATGATAGAATTTATTGTTCTATTCTCATAACTGATTTATTTTCAATAGCTGAGAAATTGAAAAGAAAAGACTTACCAGAGAAAATAGATATTATGGGATATTATCATCATGAAGAAGGCTGGGGTTGGTTTAAAACAGATTTATATGCACAATCAAAAAACAAGTATATGAGAAAGATTAAAGAATACATTATGAACTTTGTTGATTTTGTAAACTCAGAGGATGTAAAATTTACATTTAGAGAAAAGACAGAGAAAAACATTCAAAGGAGAATAGCTAGTGGAAAAGTTCCATTACCATCCCATAATAAAATTAGGGTTGTTGGTTATCTTGCGAGATATTTGAATCAATTAGAAGAACAAGAATCGAGAACAAGATTCTCACATAGATTCTGGGTAAGGGGGCATTTTAGGAGATTTTATGATAAACAAAAATATAAGAAGTTATATCATGATTTTAAAGAAGGGAAACTAAAAAGATTTGAAGGGAAGAAATACAACATCGATGATGGTTATTTAAGAGTGTGGGTTTATCCTTATATCAAAGGAGATGGAATCTTGGTAAATCAAAAATATAAATTAAAATAGGAGGTTAAAATGAATCCAACAAAAAAAGAAATAGAAGAAGGTTTAAAGCAACTTGTGAAAATAAAGTTTCTTCAAGAGAAAGATGGAAGATATAAATTTCATCCAAATTATAAGAAAACTTTATTGAAAGGTATTGGAAATTCAACAGAAGAAATTCTACTTGGTGCTTTATATAGAGCAGGATATTTCACAGAGTCAAAAACAGAGAAAGAAATATTGATTGTTTGTAATCTATTAACATTAAAATCAAATAAATAAATCATGGAGGTTAAAGAAAATGGAAAAAATAAAAGCAGATGTTAGTGCAAATTATGATGATAGAGATATAACTGGAGATAGCATAGATGTAAATTTCTCAAGTGATGGAGAAATGAATAACAATATTTGGTTTAATATATCTATCAGTAATAAGAGAGAAGATGATTACATAACTGTGGCTATGAAAATAGAAGATATATTAGAAGCTATTGGAAAGGCAGTAAGTAATGAGAAAGAGGAATAAATGTCGCAAATGCACAATAAAATGCCAATAGCAAAAAGAACTGGAAGAAAACTGAGAGCGGAACAGAGAAAAAGAAAAGAATTTGATAAGATTAGAATGAAAAAGAAACAGATTGAATTTTATTTAAATAGACACAAAACATTTGAAAAATGACAGAAGAAGAATTAACACATTGTAATGGATGTCATTGTATGACAAAATCAATTAGAAAAAGCAGGGCTAATTTCATTTGTGGAAAATGTGGATATTGTAAAACTCTTGGGGATGTTTATCAGTATGAATTAAAAGAGAGATTAAGACACAATTCCAAAAAAGTATGACAATTAAATTAACCAGGAGGTATAAAATGAAAGAACAAGAATATCAATGGTGGAAACATTTTTGGGAAAAGATGGGATTAATAACTCTTATCGCAGGACTTAATGGTTCTGTTATTTGGAATGTTATTGGGAGTCATTGGATCAATGGATTAGGAACTGGGTTTCTATTTATCTTTGGAGTTTTTATTTATGGTTTTCCAGAAATAGCAATCCAAATATTTAATAAGAAAAAATAGACACAATAGCAAAGTATTATGTAAAAGAGAAAATTTTAACAAAGAGATTAAGATTTAATGATGACATAAATGTATGACATAATATCTACAAAACACATATATTTATAAACTACTACTACTACTAATTATTATGGAACTAAAAGAAATTGATGTTGATAAGGTTAAGCCAAACCCTATGCAACCACGAGAACATTTTGATAGAGAAAAATTAAAGGAACTTTCTGATAGTATTAAAGAACTTGGATTAATCAACCCTATTACTGTTAGAAAGAAAGGGAATCAATATGAGATTGTTGCTGGGGAGAGGAGATGGAAAGCACATCAAATTGCTAAGAAGAAAAAGATACTTGCTATTGATAAAGAATATAAAAATGAAGGACAGGTTGCTATTGAAAGTTTAGTCGAGAATGTTCAGAGAACAGATTTAGAACCAGAAGAAATAGGTAAGTTCCTAAAATTAATAAAAGATTTTTATAATTGTAAGACAGACACAGAATTATCAAATATAGTAAAAATAGATAAAAGAAGAATTGGGGAATTTGTCCGTTTGACGGACACTCCAAAGGAATTAAGAAAAGCAATTAAAGAAAAGAAATTACCTTATAGTGCTGTTGCTGAAAAAATTTTACAATTACCAAAGGAAAAACAAAAAGAGATTGGAAAAATCGCTTTAAGTGGAGAAGGGATTGGAAAAGAGGATGTTAAATCAATCGTTCAGGAGATAAAAAGGGAAGAACTCTATGGAGATTCAGAACAACCAACAGAATATGAAAGAACTGCAAGAGATGTTAATTCTGAATTAAACGATTGGTTTTCAAATGGAACTTATTTGATAAATGAATTAGTAAAAGATATGAATATAAATGATTTAGAAAAAGAAGATAAGGATCAGTTAGTTACATCAATTGGTGTTTTAATTTTTAATACTCTACCAAAATTAACTAATGTCTTAGTGAAGGCAGGAGCTAAAGTAGATGTTAAAATTTTAGAGTTGATGAAAAAGACTAAGAAAAAATGAGAACTTTTTGGGATTCAATGTTAGGAACAGGAAAACCTAATGCTTTTAGAAAAGAGGCACAAAAACAAATCCAAGATCATACTTATATTAAAATAAAAAATTATGGGAGAACTAAATGGATTAAGATTTCTGAGATAGTAGAATATTGTTTGAAGAGTAAAGCTTATGATTTCAAACAACCAACAGTTAGTAATTGGTTTAAAGTTGCTGGAATGAAAGCAAAGGTTTCTTGGGCAACACATCAATTAAGAAAATTAGGATACCCCATCATTGCTGGTGGAGGAAGAAAAGGGTATAGGTATGCTGATGAATTTTGTGATGATGTTGTAGAAATTTGGCAAGATAGAAATAGATTATGGAGAAGAGAAGATTTAAATGTTGATAAAGAAAGAGCAAGTGATTTGAGATTATTACAAAAAGTTATTGATAAGATGAAAGATAAAGAGAAAAAGAAAAAATTAATGGTTGTTCAACAACAATATCAAAAGAAGAGAAAGAAAAATGAAGAAGATTAAATGTCCAAACTGCGATTATGAATGGGAATCTAAATCTAAATTAAATTCTATAACTTGTCCTAATTGTCAGAGAAAGTTTGAAAGGAAAGAAGATGCTAAAATTACCAAAGATAATAACTAAAGAAGAATATGAAAAACTATTCAAAGCAGTTCAAAAATCAAAACATAAAAAAAGGAAACAATATCTTCTAGCAGTTGTTCTTGCAGCAGAAGCAGGACTTAGGATTTCTGAAATCTTAGGATATGAAAGAAAGAAAGGAGAACCAATTAAACCATTAACAAAAGAACAAGTTGATCTTCAGGGACATAGAATCCAAATCAAGTTTGCTAAAAATAAAAAGGATAGAGTTGTTCCTTGTCCTAAAAAAGTTAATGAAAATGCAGTTAAACTTCTTCCATTAAAAATTAAAAGAAGAGCATTGCAAAGATACATAACTCAATTAGGTTGGGATGTTTTAGGAAAAGGAATTTCATTTCATACTCTTAGACATTATTTTGGAACTCAATGTGCTGAAACAATGCAATTACATCAAGTTCAAGTTCTTATGGGACATAGCAACCTAGCAACAACAGGAATTTATCTTCATGCTAATCCAACTAAAGCAATAGAAGCTGCAAGGGAGGTTTTTTGAAATGGGTTGGTTTAAAGAATTTTTTAAAACAGAAGATGAAGAAGAAAAGATAGAAAAATATGAAGCTAAGGTATTTTGCATGAATTGTAAACATCAAGGAAAGGTGTCTATAATAAAGGGAGATTCTATTAAAGAAAGTTTAAGGAAAATTAGTTGTTCTAATTGTGGTTTGAAAGAATTTGTGCCTTATAGTCTAAATATACATTTTGAAGAAGGTTTAACTCCAGTTCAAGTAGAAGAATTAATAGATTGGATTAATGTAGATGAAAATTTTAAAGGGAAATATACTCAGAAAAAATGACATCAAAGAAAACAATTGTGAAAAATAAGAAAGGATTTATAAAAGTTGATGTAAAGAGGGATGTTTGTTTTATTTTAGCTTTAGCTTTCGCTTTAGTAATTTTAAGAATGTTTATTGGTTTAGGGAATATAATAATTGCAATGGGAATAGTAATAATCTATTTACAAATAAATGCTTTAAGAGGACAAAAATGACATCAAAGACTAATATTATGTTAAACCCTCACTTAGAGGGTATCATGCTCATGGGGTGGGTCGTTATAACCGTCAACGAATGCGTGAAAGCCGTAGTCCCCCTGTGTCAAAAACACCGGGAATGCCGGTAAAAACAAGAAAATGGAAGAAGAATTTAATTTAAGTGAGAAAATAGATGTATTTACAAATCAAGGGAGTATGGTTTTTGTTAAAGACATCAAAGAATTTATTAAGAGGTTGAAAGAGGAACTATGTGGTGCTATTAAACCATACAATAGAAATGGAATGGTAAGAATTTTAGATAAATTAGCAGGGAAAAAATTAATATGACAAAAAAAGGATACAACCGCCTAATGCAAGTTGCTATTTTAGCCAAATATTGTGCTTATAGATATGATAGAGTTATAAGTAAATTCCATTATAACTTATAGATGATGAAGAACACCTAATCAAAAACACCAGGAATGCCGGTAAAAACAAGAAAATGGAAAAAGAATTTAATTTAAGTGAGAAAAGAAGATTTGCATGTCCTATACAATCTACAAAGCATCCCTTTTATGATAACAAAGCGCCTTTCTACCCAGAAGAAGACATAAAAGAATTTATTAAGTTGTTGAAAGATAAACCTAAAACAACTCAAGAGATTTTTGATAAAGTTAGAGAAATTAAAGCAAAAGGAAATTGGATAGAAAGTCCATTTAGACAATTAAGATGGATTCCAATAGGAAAAATAGATAAATTAGCAGGAGAGAAGTTCTCCTAATGCGGGTTGTACGAACAATGGAAATAAAAAAACATTTAGTATGGGATACTGACACAAAGAAATGGATTAACTGCATAAAAGAACAAGATATTTGGGAATCTATTGATGAAAGAGTAGCTTGGTTAGAAGAACACCAACCACCAGAATATAAGGGATTTATTGCAGAATTAGGCGAACTAAAGACAAAGTTCGTATAATAAGCTTATAAGAACTATGGTAAGAAATACAGTAATAGGTTATAAAGCCTATCAAGAATTACAGAAAGAATTAGAACACTACAAGAGGAAATGTGAGGAATATGCTAAATTGCTCATGAAATCAAAAAAACATGAAAACAATAAAACATGATTTAATATTGAAAGAAGATACAACTTTTAATGAAAGTATAAAAGTAGAAGGAGATATAAAAGGATATTATAATTTAAAAGTTAAAGGTGACATTAATTGTTTGAACATTGATTGTAATAACATTAATTGTAATAACATTAATTGTAGGAACATTAATTGTTGGAACATTGATTGTGGGAACATTAATTGTGGGAACATTAATTGTGGGAACATTGATTGTGTGAACATTAATTGTAGAGCCATTATTTTCTGTGATAAAATTAAATGTAAAGAAGAAGTTAAAGCAAAAAAACTTATCAAAAATAGATTTGAATTAGAACAAAAGGTTTGGAAATGAGTTTTAAATCAATAAAAGAAGAAAAACTATTAGCATATCAAAGAGGATATGAAGCAGGATTAAAAATTAAATATGGTAGAACCCCTAATGAAAGATTAAGGAAGTTCAAAGAAAAATGGAAGAAAGATGTGTTAGAGTTAATTGATGAATTAAAAGGTAAATGTCCTGAATGCACAAGTGGTGGATTGCATGCAGAAGAACTAAAAGCAAGGATAAAAGGATAATGAAAAAGACACAAACCAAACCAAAAGTGCAAGGAAAATCATTAAAATTTAAAATATTTGTTGGAGTGATGGTTTTTTTGATGATATTTATAATAGGAATTGTTCAACCAGAGTTTACTGGTTCTAACCCTCAATTTATTGTTATATTTATTATCTCTTTAATCTGTGGGATTGTTGGAGGTGCTGTTATGCAATGACATCTAATCAACTAAGATGTCAAAATGAAATGTAAAGATTTAGAAAAATACTTTAGAGAGTTAGGATGATAGAACAATATAGAATAAGGGTGGTATTTGCAGTTGTAGTTAAAACCAAACATTTTCTTAGTGATATATTTCAAAATAAAAAATATCCAGAAGTTTATGATGTTAAGTTTTCAACTTCTCAAGTTACAAATGGGGCGTGTGAGATAATTTGTTATGGAAAAATTAAGGAAAAGATAAAATGAATAAAGAAATTGAAGATAATTTTATATTGGAAGAGAATAATCTTTGGAGATGTAAGGAATGTGGTGGGACTTATGAAGATGAAAATGAATGCAAAAGACATCTGGAGGAAAGCAAACAATGAAAATAACTAGAGTTTATGGAAATCCAACAAGATGGACATTTACAATAAAACCAATTAAAAAAATATTAGATAAATATGTTGGGGATGGAAAAGGATGGGTAGACCCATTTGCTGGAATGAATAGTCCAGCAGAATTTACTAATGATTTAAATCCAAAGATGAAAGCTAAAGAAAATATGTGGGCAGTTGAATGGTGTAGAAAACTTAAAGGAAAATTTAATGGAATTTTATTAGACCCCCCATATTCCCCAAGACAAATGAAAGAATGTTATAATGCTATTGGATTTAAACCAACAACTAAAGATACACAGAATAGTCCTTTATATCAAAATGTTAAGAAAGCAATGGCTTCAAAAATTAAACTTGGAGGATATGCAATATCTTTTGGGTGGAACAGTTATGGTTGGGGAAAGAGATTTGGATTTGAAATTGTTGAGATATTACTAGTTTGTCATTCTCACGCCCATAATGATACTATTGTAATTGTTGAGAAAAAAATTCAGGAGGAACTCATTTAATCTTTAAATTGAAACATGGCACAAAAGAATGATAAGATGACAAAGGGTTGTGGGAAACATAAATCTTGGTGGCATGGATGGTGTGGGATTTCATTTAAACATCCTTTAATATCAAAAGAGAGATATATTTGTAAAGAATGCCAGCAGAAACAAATACACAATAGCAATCTTAAATGTCAAAAATAAACTAATTACACAAGAAAGAAGATTGTAAAAAGACATAATATATACAAAAAAAAACAAAAAGATTTATAAAGTTTAATTCTTATAATAATAATAATAATTATACAATGCCACAAATTAATTTTGATTTAAAAGAGGAAGTTGATAAAATAGTTTTAGAATATTCTAAAAAATGGAAATTAAAAAAATCAGATACTATTGAAAATATAATTTTAGAATTTAAAAAATTAAAGGAAAAAGAAGATGGGAATGTTAGATGATTTAGGAGTTAGTGGTAGTGTTCCAAGTATTCCAAAGATAGATATAACTGGTTTTTTATCTTCAAGTTGGATTTATGTTCTTATTATTGTCATTGTAGGATTAATGATAATTATTGGTGTTGGTTTATTCTTCTTTTTTATGACTTATAAAAAGAAAATAATTGTATTTGAAAATATTGCAGGACAAGGCTATCAACCAGTTTTTAGAAGTAGGGCTAGAATTGTAAAACTAGGAGTGGGTGGCGAAGAGATTCTTAAAACATTATTTGGTGGGTATTATGTTTCTGCTTATGGAAGAAAAATGGGAAAGAATATTTATTGGTATGCAAAAGGTCAAGATGGATATTGGTATAATATTGTTCTAGGTGATTTAGATACAAAACAAGCTATGCTTGACATTGAACCAATTGATAGGGATGTAAGAATGTTTCATGTTGCATTAGATAGATTATCTCAATCAACTTATGGTAAACAATCTTTCTTAGAAAAATATGGAGTTCACATGATGATGTTTTTATTTTTACTTGTTTTAATTTTTGGAATGTGGTTTATTATTGGAAAGATTGGAGATGCAGTTGCACCTCTTGCTGAATCAAGTGAAACTGCATTGAAGGTTCAGGAAATGAATATTAAAATAACTAATCAGCTTGATAGTATAACAAGAAATATGGGTTATGCTCCAATAACAGAAGCATCAGGGGGTTCTGGATTAGCTCCAGCAACATAACATGAGCTTCTTCAAAAATATTTGGGATTTTATTAAAGTTCTTTTTTTAATATTGGGTTTAATATTTTTATTAGTTGTAGGGATAGTTTTTATTATATTTATTTTTAAAGGAAAGATTTATATTGAAGTAATGCTTGTTTTTATTTTAATTTATATGTTCTTATTTTGGAAGATATGGTTTTTCCAATCAAAAAAAAAACTAATAAAAAATTATGATCCTGAAAAGGATTTAGGAAGATTAGCAGAAGAAGAAAAAAATAAAGGAATTGATAATGGCAAAAAAACCAAAAACAGAAGCGACTTCATCAGAAGAGAAGTTGAAGGAAGAGAATCAGAATCTCAACCTTCAACTACAAATGATGTCGGACCTGGAGAACCTAAAGAGCGAGAGCTTTTACCGAAGACAACAGTTGATAATGTCAGAAAGAATAGCTCTGGCATTAGAAAGAATAGCTCAGGAATCAGAAAACTCCTCGGAAGAAGAGGAAGAAAAAGATTCGGATGAAGAAGAACCAGAAAAATAATTTAAAATGAATTTAAAAATAGATCCAAAACTTTGGACATTCTTAATTTTAATTTCAATAGGAGTAATTATTTGTGCTTCTTTTTTAATTGTTAATGAAATTTTAGGTGCAAGAAAAGAATGCGAATTAATCAATGGTGAATATAGTTTTAATGTTCAAGGACATTTCTGTAATGAAAGAAGTTTTGTAAAATATTATTCTTGCTTTGCACAAGAGTGTAATTTAAATTGGGTATTTGAAGATTCTATTGAAACAATAAATTTTTCTCAAATCAATCTAAGTAATTCTTCTTACAAGACAATAAAATAAAATAACACAAGCAATAAAACCTATTGCTCCCATTATTAATATCCACCAATTGACTTCTACATGGACAGGTTTTTCTTTTGCCATGTTATATTAGTTAGTAGGAGGATCTAATTCTAATTCATTAGCCACACCTTTTTCTTTTTCTGTTTGTTCCAAGGCATCCTCATCCACTATTATTTCTTTTTTTATTGTTAGTTTATTAATATAATTACTTTCTACCTCTTTCTTTAAGGCAGCACCCCCCAATTTCCAATTAGAAATAGTCTTTTTTGATACCCCAAACAAAATTCCACATTCTTTTAGTGTTGCTTTTGGATTTAATTCTAAATATTTCTTTAATATTTCAATGTTTCTTTCAGTTATTAATTGCTTTGATGTCTTTTTCTCAGGGTGTTCCTCGTCATACTTCACCATGTCATCATACTTCCTCTTACGATACTTAAGTTCATCTACACCATAACCATCAGGAAACCGACCCATAAAAGTTGGTTTAGCTGCATAATAATTATGATTTCTTTTTCCATTTACATAAAGAAACCTTTTTGCAGGGAAATTATAGAATGCAAAGAATCCTCTATCTAATTTATCATTAAACCTAACATCAATTGCAAAAACACTTCTTGAAACTGCATAACTTAATGGAAGTTGAAACCAATTAGGTATGATGCACATAATAAATAAATTTAATTGTCTGCACTTCCTAAAGAATTGTCTTAAAGTCATTCCAAGCTCACTCCAATAAGTTGCATCCTCCCATTCATCAACAAGGACATAAGAATACTTTGGAATCTTTTTAAATCCATTTTTTCCCATTGATTTATCAATTAAATCTTTTGGTCTCCAAACAAGATTATCAATATCATAAGGGATCTTTAAATTATATTTCTTGTTTACTATTTCTGTCCAAGCTTCTCCAATTTGTGTTGCAAAAACTGATTTACCAGTTCCAACTTCAAGTGTAGAAGAATATATTATTCCAAGGAAAGTCATGTCATGAGAAATTTTATCTGCAAGTAATTCTAAGTTTTTATATAACCATCCATCCATAAATCTTCCAGGAGTTTGTTGTCCCTTCCAACTTCCTTTAGGATATTTTTCTATACAATACTTTACCATTAGCTCATCTTCCCAACAGCAGAACCCATGTCATCTCTTGGTGGCATATAATATTTCTTCTTCTGTAATTCAACCTGTAACTTCAAAAGACATTCATCAAGTTGTTTATTTAATTCAAAAGAATATTTTATTTTCCTTACTTGTTTTTGATTGTTCCTATTAACACAAACAAATTTAATGGGTTTAAGATCTAAAATAGAGGTATATTTCTTAAGAATAGTATCATCAAATATTAGTGGACTTGAATCAACATAAAACCTTTTTACTAATTCTATTTTAATTCTTTGTCTTTCTTCAGGGGGATAATCTATTCTTGCCTCAATATTTCTTATAGCATCTAATGTTGCTCTTAAACTCATAAGAGTAGCAATCGCCATATTGAAAGGAGCTTTTGTATCTTGTGCATAATCTAATTCCATCTTCTTTGTTATTATAATTATAACAACTTTTAAAGTTTATAAACATTTACTTTTAGCTTAGTTTTTGTTGTTGTTATACTTTGGTATACCCCAATCAAAAAAGGAAAATTATATAAAGATTAGTTGTGTAACAATGTTACACTTGGTGAAAAAGAAATGAAAACAATAACTATTCTTTTGATTGGACTTTTAATTTTAACTTGTTTTACAATAGGATATTATTCTATTTTAGATAAAACAAATTATGGTGTTCCAACTTATGATGAATATAGAAATAATCCTGAATGTGAATTTAAACAATTAGGTGATGGATATATCCAACTTACAAATTGTGTTAAATATAAATTTGTAGGGAGAGAAAGATAATGGCTTGGTATGATCCAAGAACATGGAGAAAACAAAAACCAGCAGATGTTCCTTCAACAGCAGGGTTAGGGATTGTTGGATATTCCACAAAAGGAGATCCTGTTTTTACTGGTGGTGATCCTTCAGGTTGGGCAGGAGCAGTAGATACAAGTTCTGGTGGAAGAAGAAGAACTGGTGTGCCTGTAACAAGTGGAGCACCTGGTGGAATTTCAACAGTACAAACTCAAGCACAAAGGTTAGCAGAACAAGCAAGACAAGCAGAGATTGCAAGACAAGCAGAGATTGCAAGACAAGCAGAGATTGCAAGACAAGCAGAGATTGCAAGACAAGCAGAGATTGCAAGACAAGCTCAGCAAAGAGCACAAGCAAAAATAGATGCACAGATTAAACAACAACAATTAGTTCAACAATATACTGGAGGAAGAAGAACAACCATAACTCCAACTTATACACCACCAACAACTCCTGTTCATCCTCCTGGAACAACCTATAGTGTTCAAACAGGTATTTGGAAAGTTCCTGGAAAAAAGAAATATATTCCTGTTACTGAAACTTATACTATTGGAAAAGATTGGACTTCAAGAACTGCAACAACAGAAGAAAGAGAAGCATTAACAGAACATCAACAAGCAGAAATGTTTAAAGAAACTGCTCTTCAAACAACACCATCAAGAATGCAATTTAAAGTATCAGAAGCTTATGGAAAGTATAAAGATTTAGCAAGTGAAGAATTAATAAGTCAAGAAACAATGCAAGGTATTATTTCTAAAGATACTGGACAAGGAAAATATCAAGAACAAGTTAATCAATTTCTTGGTGCAAGTGTTTATGGTGCAGTTGGAACTAAAGGAGCATTGATTAGAACAGGAGTAATCTATGGTGCAACTGCTGGGTTAGGACTTGTGATTGGTGCTGGAACAACAGGAGCAACTGCTGGTGCAACTGCATTATGGGGATCAAAAGCTGGAGCAATTACAACAACAACTTTAAAACTTGGAACTTATGGAGCTGGTGCATATTTTGGTGGAAGATATGTTTTAGGAACTGCACAAAGAATTTATCATGCTCCAACAGCTTGGGAGAAAGGAGAGATAACTGGAAGGGCAGGAGCAGACATTACTGCAAGTTTTTATGGTTTTAAAACTGGAACAAAACTTTGGGATGTTACTTATGGTAAGATAAGAACAAGAGGAAAAATAAAACTTCCTGATGAACAAATTATTATGAGGGGAGCATTAGAAGGAGAGAGGTATCCATCAAAACCAATAACTCAACATTGGAAAGAATTTCAAACTGGTTCACAAAGATTAACTATTAAATTAAAAGGATACACTGGAGAAGGAGAATTTATTTCTCCAGCACAAGTTCAAAGACTTCCAATTAAAGTTAGTCCTAAATTATATCATACAACAGGAACTCAATTTTGGGATGGGAAATTAAAGGTAGTTAAAACAGGAGATTCTGAATTTGTTGGAGTATTTGGTGGTTCAGGAGTTTCACCAACATTTGCAAGAGTAACTGGAAGTAGTTCAGGAACAAGATGGTTTCCTAATTGGCAAGATTTTAGTTCTGTTAATAAACCAGGAACTGCTGCAATAATTCCTAAAAGATTTGTAAAAGGAACTTCTGCACAACCAGGTGAAGCATTTGTTCCAGGTGCAGCAGGATTTCCAAAGCCAGAAATACAATCAATTTATTCTGTTGGTTCAGAGGCAAAATTAATTTCAAGTAGATTCTATTATACTTGGAAGGGTGTTGATATTCCTTTAGATGTTTTTAAGGATATAACAGGAGCAACTACAACAACAGGAGGACAACCAATCTCTAATATATTAACATCTTATTCTTCTTATAAATCTCCTCCAATTATTGATATAACTACAGGATTAGTTTCAGTATATAAACCATCTTCAACAACTACAACTCCTTCTTTAGTTTCAGTAAATCCTTCATATTCTTCTGTTATAAGTTCTACTCCTTCTTATTCTTCATTAGTATCTTCATCAAAACCAAGTTCAAGAGTTAGTTCAAAAAGTTATTCTTCTGCAATGTCTTCAATAGTTCCTTTAAGTTTAATTTCCTCTTCTGCAAAACCAAGCTCAAAAATAACTCCAAGTTCAAGTATATCTAAATTATATTCTTCAATAATTCCTTCTTCTGTAAGAAAACCTTATAGATCTTCTTATAGTTCTTATTATAAAAAACCTCCAGTAACTACACTTCCATATTTAAAACCAATGAAACTTCCTAAACAACAACCAGTAAAATTTCAAGTATTTGGAAGAAGATTTGGTAAGTTTAGAATTATTGGAGTTGGCAGAACACCAAAACAAGCATTTAGTTTAGGAAGGAAATGGGCAAGAACAACTCTTGGAGTTTCTTGGAAAGTTCCTAAAGCAAAAGCAAGAAAACTTCCAGGATTTAAAACTAAGCTAACAAAAAAAGGAGCATTATATATTGAACCAATAGGAAAAAGATTAAAGAGAAGAGGAAGAGAAGTTAAAGAAATCCAACTTTATAAAAAAGTAAAAGGAGGTAAAATAAAATGGCAAGGAAAAAGAAAGATACTATGATGGATCTTGGTATGGGTGGAATCATAGGATTAAATGTGGTTGGTGCAATGCCAGTTGGTGGAACTGCAAGTGAAGCAACATTAAGATCTAGTTATGCAACAGGGGTTGGACATACTGCAAAAGCTCTTCCTATTATGGGGAAAGCAAAAGGAACTAGAATGGTTATGAAATCATTTAAGAAGTTAAAACCAATCAAATTTAAAGGAGGATATAATCTATAATGGAAGGATTACCTCAGCAACCATATAATGAAGTTGCAGAACAAGTTGGTTTACAAGCTCAAACAAACCAAAGTAATGTATTTGCAAACCAAGCAAAACAACTTCAGTATCAGATGGAAGAATCTGAAATGAATTTAGCAGAAGCTCAATTAGATTGTAATGAAACTTTAACTAAAATCTACCACTTGTTAAAACAAGATGTTCTTGCTCCAAATGATGAAGGAATTTTAGAATGGAAAGCAATAGATGATCAAAAGAAAAGAGTTCTTACTGGGGAAGGAGTTGAAAAGATGATGCAAGTTATGCAATCCTATATTAATAAAGAAACTTTATTATCTAACTTTGATGAGAAGATGATAGCAAGAAGAATGCTAGAGTTTTCATTAGCTCTTTCTGCTGTTATATTTATGAAGTATGATGTTTATTTTAGAACTCCATCACTTGAGGAATGTAAGGATATTTTAGAAACAAGGATTGCTGAGAAGAATAAAAGAAAAAGAATAAACCTTGAGCTTTTAGGTAGAGAAGTAGATGAAGATAAAATCAAAGAAGAAACATTAAAAGAAGTAGAACCAAGAATAGAATATGAAATACAAAAAATAAAACAAGAACAAACTAAATTAAATCTAAGAGAGTTTGAAATGATATTCACACAACTAAAAGCATTAGTTGAAGCAACACATAACAGAGCTTGGAAAGGTGAAGAAAGAGGTTCATTAAGAAGACACTTTAATATAAGTGAAATCATTGGGGGAAAACCTCAAGGACCTGAGAAGAAGAAGTGGGGTTTGTTTTAATGAAAAAATGTTTACTAATATTATTTGTTACAGTATTTTTAATAAGTTTAGTTGGTGCTTTAGATATAACTTATGAACCTCATAAATTAGATACAGATTTGGAGTTTAGTTTTACTTCTAACAATGCAACTACTTGCAATATCTCAACTGTTAATACTCCCTATGGTGTAGTAACTATAAACCAAGAAAGCACAAAGGTTGGACAAACATTTAATAATACTATTGCTGGTGGAAACTTTTCTGAGATAGGAAACTATTGTTTTAATATTCAATGTTTTGATGGTTCACAAATTGAAACAGGAAGTTTATGTAGAGATGTTACTTATCTAGGAAAACAATTAAGTGGTGCAAGAGCAGGATTATATATTGGTTTCCTTGGATTATTAGTTCTTATATTCTTTCTTAACTTTTTTGGTATGGGATTTCTTCCATCAAGAAATCAAAGAACTGAGGAAGGAAAAATAATGTCTATAAGTTATTTAAAATACTTTAGGAATGTTTTATGGATGACTGGTTATTTTTTATTTATTGCAATAATTTATATTGCAAGTAATCTTGCATTTGCTTTCTTAGAAGAAGAATTAATAGCCAAAACTTTATTTATGATATTTAAAGTAAGTTTTATGATGTCACCAATTGTTGTTATAGTCTGGATGGTATTTATTTTTGCTTCAATGTTTCATGATAAAGAGTTTCAAAAGATGTTAAATAGGGGGATATTTCCTCAAGGAACAGTATGATGGCAGACATGAATAAAAAAAGAACTGAAATAATAAGAGCAGACCCACAATTTAAAAAATGGGTTGTTGATTTAAGCAGGTTTAAATCTAATCAAGAAAAAGATAAAATAACTCCTTCAAGAATTACAAAAGCAATTTACAAACAATATAATAAATATCCTAATTTATTAGATGAAATTAAATTGTCTACTTTAGGAAGATGGAAAGGAAAATAAAAATGGTAATGAAAATATGTTTTAGATGTAAGAAAGAAATCAATGATGAAGATAATTACTTTGCAATGATTGAAATGAATCATAAGAAAGAAGTCAAAACAGATTATGTTCATAAGGTTTGTTGGGATGTTTTTTGTAATCAATTGGATGGAGCTTCAAATTCATTGGCTAAATCAAATTATTTGTTAAATGCTATGGGAAATCAAATGAGGAAAATGGGAATACTTCCAAAAGAGGAGGTTGTGATACAATGAAAAGAAAATATATAATAACAGAAGAAAAAGTTTTAGAAATAAATAAGCTAGCATTTAGAAATTCCGGAGCAAGAATAGTTCATATATTAAATAACTTACCACAATTAGAAAAGGAGAAAAAGAATGAAACTAAAACCATTAATAAATAAAAGAAAACCAATGAATAAAAAAGCAGGGATAGGAATAATTATATTCTTTTCAGTTCTTTTGATTACATTAATAATGGGATTTGTTGCTGTAATGGCTTGGAGTATAATTGATATTGCAAGTGATGAACTAACTCCTATTATGACTGACCTTGGAATGGTTGATAGTGTTAATATGTCAGAAGCATCAGAATATTCTTTTGGTATTGCAAACACTTTTATTCAATCATTACCTTGGGTTATTGGATTTGGATATGTTTTAGTTTTAATATTTACATTAGTATTTGTTTTTATAGTTGGATATTCTCCTCATCCTGCATTTATTGCTCTGTATATTGTGTTAATGATTTTATTGATATTTGGATGTGTTATTATGAGCAATATATATCAAGATATTTATACTGGAACAGATGAAATAGCAATAAGATTACAGCAACAAGAAATGATGTCTTACCTTATTTTGTATTCTCCATTTATTATGTCTATGATTGCTTTAATTGGTGGGATATTAATGTTCACAAGACAATCTTCCAGTGAGGGTGGTGGAACAGGAGGTTTTGGAATTTAACAGAAAAAATGGAAAATTTAATACATAAAAACGATTGTAAGCAATTCTCAGCAAAGAAAAACTTGTTTTTGATGATAACCCTATGCCTATTTTTGATTTTACCAATGGTTTCTGCTGATTTAAGTATTGATAATATTAAATTGTTTGATGATAAGACTGGAGATTATGGAAAAGTTACTATTAGAGATTGGTTTGGATTCTTAGATTTAGCAGAATTAGAATTAAAAGAAAATACAGATATTTGTGATTCAGATTGTTCTTCTGAAACAGAAATTATAATGTATCAAAGAGGAGTTTTGATTGATGATGTTAAATTTATGAAATTACAAGGAAAAGGTAATTGGATTGAAGAGGATATTATAGATTATAATTTTTACATCAAAACAGGAGAAAAAGAAATAGATGTGGATGATTATGGAGAAAAATGTGTGGAAATTAATAAGAATTTAACTTGTTCAAATGTGTTAGTTGGTTCGCATAAAGAAATGGAAAATATTTATGAATTATATAATTTAGGTGATGAAGTAATTGAAGGAACTTATTATATCAAATTAGAAGGAGAAAAAGGTGTATCAGATACAATAGATTGGCAAATTACTTCTCAAGGAAAGTTAATAGATGAATGGGCACTTTGGGAAGCAAGTTATACTGGAGAACATTGGGATACATCTGCTACTGGTAATGATAACCCTAATGATATGGGGGAAAATGCAACTGCTATTTTCATTGCAGATTACACGGATTCTTATATTTATGTATATAATAATTCTGGAACTTCTATGTATAATTTCACTACTAGTGTGGAAAGTGCAGGTGCAAGAGGTGTTGCTTATTATAATGATTTTTTATATATTAATGATATTCCGAGTCAAATAGATAAATATGATTTAGATGGAACTTATCTTAGTGCTGTTACTTTAAATACAGAGATTGGGGCTTCAATAGATATTTATGATGGAAATTTAATTGGTATTACTGCTGCATTAAATAATATTACTTTTTCTGATTTAACAACAGGAGATATATTTTATTCTTTTATCACAAATATATCAAATGCAGATTCAAGGTCTTTAACAACTGATGGAAATTATATTTATGTTGGAGATAGAACTGATAATTCAATTTATATATATAATATGAGTGGAGGTTATTTAATTAATTATAGTCAAACTGCTGTAAATAATTATTCTGCTGGAATGGTAGTATATGGGAATAACTTATGGCTTTCTGATGCTCATACTGCTGAAGTTTATAAATATGAATTAATATCTGCTGTAACATTAAATTCTCCAATTGATAATTATTATTCTACAAGAAATGTAACATTTAATGCAACAGGAAGAGCAAGGGGAGCTTTAACTTTTGTTAATGCATCTTTATGGCATAACAAAACAGGAACTTTTGAGATTAATGAAACAAAAACAATTACAGGAATAACAAATACAACTACTTTTAATAAAACCTTTGGAGAAGGTTCTGTATTATGGAATACTCAATTTTGTCTTTCAGACCATACTTGTGTATTTGGGGATTCAAATAGAACCTTTCATATTGATTCAACATTTCCAGCAGTTACAATAACTTCTCCAACAACAAATATGGATTATGGTGAATCAGGAGAAAATGAAACTATTAATTGGACAGCAACAGATACTAATTTAGATAGCTGTTGGTTTGAATATAATATGACTAATACTTCTGTAACTTGTGGGGCTAATAATTATTCTTTTATGTTAGAAGATGGTGTTTTTAATATAACTTTTTATGCAAATGATAGTGCAGGAAATACTAATTCAAGTTTTATAGAATGGATTTATAAGGTTTTTGTATTGGATGAAACTTATGTAGCATCAACAATCTCAGGAGTAACTAATGAATTTTTATTAGAATTAGAAACAGATGGAACTCAAGTTACAATAGGTTATTTAAATTATAATAACACAAATATTCTAGGTTCAATCAGTTCCTCTGGTGATTATTATAATCTCACAAGAAACCAGATAGCAGTGGGTGTTTCAATTCCAACAAATATTTCATTTTATTGGAATGTTACAATGGAAGATGGATATAATTTTACTCTTGTTCCAAAAAATCAATCAGTTAGTCCAGTTGTAATCAATGAAACTTGTGGAGCAGGAATGTATGTTCTTTTTAATTTTACCATGGTAGATGAAATAACACAAATAGAATTAGATGGGGCTGTAGAAGATACTTCAATCAAAGTAGATTTAGATTTATATACTTTAGATGGAACAATTAAACTAAATGACTTCTATCAAAATTTTAGTCAAACGAACCCTGTTGCAATTTGCATTGATAATAATTTATCAGAAGGAGAAGAATATTCAATTGATGTTCAGGTTCAATATAGTGCAACAAATTATTCATCTGAATTTTATAATATTGAAAAATATGTTATTAATTTAACCACCCTTTATAATAACATTACTTTATATGATTTAGATAATACAAACACACAAAACTTTAAATTAATAGCAAGAGATACTTCTTATCTTCCTATTGATGGTGCTTTAATTCAAATAGAAAGAAAATATGTTGATGAGGGAGTTTTTTATATAACTGAAATTCCAAAAGCAGATGCAAAAGGAATTACTTCTGCTTCACTTCAATTAAATGATGTTGTTTATAATTTTTATATTTATCAAGCAGGAGTTTTAATATCTTCATTCACAAATGTCTTAGCTATTTGTCAAACACCATTGGTAAGTTCTTGTGAAATAGATTTTAATGCTTTCCAAACAAAGATAGAAGTTCCTGATTTTGAAGAAGGAGATGACTTTAATTTTACATTAGGATATAATGATACTTCCAAAGTAATTACAAGTCAGTTTATAATACCAAGTAGAGAACCATCAGTAATTTATTTAGAAGTAATAAGAGAAGATACATTAGGAACTGCTGTTTGTTCAGATACTTTAACTTCTGCTTCTGGAATATTAAGTTGTATAGTTCCTCATAGTTTTGGAAACTCAACTGTTGTTGCTAAAATATATAAAGATGGTGTTGAACAAGGGAAGGGGGGCATTAAAACAGACCAAAATCCTTCTGATATTTTTGGTGTTGTTTTAATTATGATGTCTATATTAATTATGATGACTTTAATTGGAATTGGGGTATCAGATAATCCAGTAATTACTGGGGTATTTATATTTGTTGGATTAATATTAATGGTCGCAATGAACTTAGTTAAAAATACTGGATTCATAGGAGCAACTGCAACAATATTATTCTTTTTAATAGCAATTATACTTGTAATAATTAAAGCAGCTAAGAGGTCATAATGGAAAAAAGCACAATAACATTAACAATATCTCTTGTAATGGTAGCATTATTTACAATAGCCATAATTAGTTTTTCAGTTGGTTTTGCTAATGATAATAGTGCTGTAATCAATATTGCAGATGATCCTGAATTATCTGCATTAAGCACAGAAACAACCACAGGACTGTCAGATTTTAAAGATGATTCAGAAGGAACTTATTCATCTATTTTAGAAACAACAATAGAACCTGGAAGTGATGTTGCACAATCAACAGGACCTTTTGCGATTACTGCAGGAAATATTATAGGTGTTACTAAAAATATTATTTATCTTCCTTATAAAAAGATATTTGGAAGTGGAAGTGGGTTTGGGATATTCTTTACAACATTTATGGGTTTTTTAGTATTAATAATAGGTTTACTAATGTATAAAACATTAAGAGGTAATCCATAATGATATTTTTAGCATATTTATATGATTTGCCAAATGCAACAGAAGGAGTAGATGCAATAGTTAATCAAATGACTACTGGAAGTTTTTATTGGTTTGTTCCAATGATTTTATTCTTTACTTTTTGTATTGTATTTATTGGAGGAATAACAAGACAAAGGATAAGAACTGGAACTGCTGATTATTCTGCTTGGGGAATTATTGCTTCAATGACCACACTACTTCCAGCATTATTATTCTCAGTTCAAGCAGGATTCATAAGATTAGATTGGCTAGTAATAGTTATTTCACTTAATATCCTTACAGCATTTTGGTTTTTTATGGATAAGAAAGTTACTGAAGTTTAAGCATCAAAAGAGCGTAACAATGTTACACTTAATATAAAAAGCCCTTTTTCTTATATATTCTATTATTATTAACGGAGGTGCAAAATGTTTAAAACCAAAAAAGCTCAAACTAGTGGTTTAATCACAGGATTAATCTTTGGAGTAGCTTCGCTTGTAATTGGAGTTATAATTGCTTTTGTAATTGTATCTACTTTGACTGATGCTGATTTACTGACTGACGGTTCTACAGAATATAATTCAACAGAGGCTTTAGCATCTAACTTTACATCAGGAGTAGATAATGTTTCAAGTAAGATTCCAACAATTCTTTTAATAGCAGCTATTGTTCTAATACTTGGTGTATTAGTTTTATTAGTAGGTGCGTGGCAAAGAATGAGAATTGTAAAACCAAAAAAGCTCAAACTAGTGGTTTAATCACAGGATTAATCTTTGGAATTGCTTCGCTTGTAATTGGAGTTATAATTGCTTTTGTAATTGTATCTACTTTGACTAATGCAGATTTATTAAGTGGAGATTATAAAGCAGCTGCAGGAAATTTATCAGCTAACTTCTCAGCAGGAGTAGATAATGTTTCAAGTAAGATTCCAACAATTCTTTTAATAGCAGCTATTGTTCTAATACTTGGTGTATTAGTTTTATTAGTAGGTGCGTGGCAAAGAATGAGAATTGTGCGTGGCAAAGAATGAGAATTGGTGGTGGAGGCATTTAGGTTCTTTTTTTTTCTTTTTTTCTTTTTTTTCTTTTGATCCTAAAAGGAAAATTATTTAAACAATAAGATATTATAATTATAAGGTGATATTATGAAATACCTTTTATTGTTTATTATTATTTTTAGTTTAAGTTTTGTTTCTGCAATTCCAAATGATGCAAATAATGCAATTGATTTTACTTACCCAGAAGTAATTAATTATTCTACTATTGCAACTGTTAATAATACAGACCACTTTGGAGGATATACTGTTGCAACATTTGTAACCTATGTTCAAGGATTATTTAACTTAGTTTATTGCGAATTAACAGGTTGCACAATGGCAGGGAATATTGATATGGATGAATATAATATCACTAATGTTGATTGGGCTACTTTTAATAATCTTAATGTAACAGGAACCTCTTATCTTGGAAATTTAATCATTGAAGCAGATAATATCACAACAGATAATATTATTCCCTTAACTTCAAATGGGGTGAGAGTTTGGGGGAATTTAACAGTTAATGGAAACATTAGTTCAGATTGGTTTAATGGGAAATTTAATTGGACATCAGGAGATGATTGGAATATTTTTGATGGTTCAACTTTAACTTTTAATGAATCAAAATTTGACCCAACATATCATAACCCAATACAAGCAGAAGTAATTACTGGAACAATAGACGGAGGAACATTAGCAGATGTTCAACACTCTGATGCAGGGTATGATGGAGTAACCTTTAATTTTTCAGAAGAAGTTGGAGGTTTAGATTTAAGACTGAATTTTACAGGATTAGATGTAACTACCTTTAATAGAGGAATTATGAGATATAAAACAAGTGATTTAAAAGGAGATTTTCCAATAGTTCAGATGTGGAATTATGAGGATAGTGTGTGGGAAGATTATCCTCCTGTTACAGAAAGTGAAACTTTTGCTACTATGACTCAACCTGTATTTGATGGAGCAGACCATATTCAAGGTGGAGTTGCACAAATGAGAATTTATAAAGATGGAGGAAATACACAAAATCATTATTATGTTGATTGGATTGCTATTGTTAGTGGAGTTGGATTGCCTGTTGGAGAAGAAGTAGAACCTGATTTTAATGCTTGGCTTAATAAACCTGTTTTTGAAGTTAATGTAAATGGAAGTTTAGTTAATTCAACTTGGGATAGAATTACAGCAAATGAACTTAATATAACAGGAACAGCTTGGATTGGAGATTTAACTTGGAATGGAAATTTAGATTTAGGTTGGAATAATATAACAAATGTTAATTGGATTAATGCTGATACTATAAATGTTTCTGGGACAGTAATTGGACCTGATTCTAATTTTGCTCAATATGAATTTGGAAATAATAATTTTAATGGGAGTGGAAATTTTACAACAACAGGACAAGTCTTTGGAAAATTTGGAGCAGACCAAACAAGCCCTGCTTTCTCAGCTTCTGGTGCAAGTCATGATGATACAGGATTGGCTATTCATTTATTTGGTGCACTTGATGCAGTTAGTATGGTTGTTAATGATGTTGCTTATATTACAGCTCATCCTCATGCTATTTCAGGTGACCCAATAATTAGAATATATGGAGATACAGATTTTCAAAGTAAAGATGTTACAGGAATTGATAGTTTAACTGCAACAACAGGGAATATTATAACTGATAATATAGGCACAGCAAATATAGGACTTATTGATTTAGGAGGGGGTAGCACAATCGATGCTGGAACTGCAACAGGAAATTGGAATTTAGGAAGTGGAAGTATAACAACTTTTGGAAATATAAAAGCAGATGCCCTTACTTCAGGAAGAACTACTGATGATATTCAATGGAGCACAAATCAAGATGAAACAACATTACTTGATGGAATTCCAAGATTAATAAGATATTATACTGGACCCGCAGGAATGGTTGAAATGGTAAGGAGAGCAAGAGGAAGTAAGGCTTCTCCTAATTTCTTAAATGATGGAGATACGGGATTTACTTTTAATTTTCAAGTATGGGATAATGGGCCTTTAGGAACAAGAGAAGGATTTAGTGGAACAAGAGGGCAAATGGGTTTTTATGCTGATGAAGACCAAGATGAAACAAGTCATGGAACTAAATATCAAATTAGATTAACACCAAAAGGAACTGAAACTTTGACAACAGTTTTTGAATTTGATGGAGGAGAAAGAGCAATTATTCCAATAGATAATTATAAATTTAAATTAGGAGCAGGAGAAAATGATTTTAGTATATTATTTGATGGAACAAGTCCTATTTATAATACAACAGGGGTTCATACTTTTATTAATTCAACAGATGCAAGTGGTGGAACAATTAGTGTTGGAGATATTGTTTATTCATCTCCTGAAAATAAAGATTATTTAGCTTTAGATAATTTAGTTAATCCAATAGAATTAACAAAGGCGGTTACAAGTTTAAATCCAAGTGGGAAAACAGAAAAAGAATTTCATGAAAGTTTCCCAGAAGAATTACAAAAAACAATCCCAGTAAAAGACCCAAATAATTGTTCTCAAGTTTTCAAAGAATATAAATGGTATGATAAAATAGAACAAGATGATGTTTATGGACAAGTTGTCCCAGAAGGAATTAAAGATTATGAAATAATTTATAAAGAAGAATGTGAAACTAAAGATAAATTAGTTATAAGTGGGGGAAATTGGAATATGTTCAATTATAAAGCTATTTATGAATTAAAACAAGAAAATGAAGAAATAAAAATGAGATTATGCTTAAGCAATCCCGTGGAATGTGTTTTAGATAAAGGAATTAAATATATTGTAGAAAGAATTGTAAATGAAAAATAATTTAATGAAAGCAAGTTTAT